TATCAAAGGTACTCTTGGTGATAACAAATCTTTAACGGAGTTTTTAAATGCGTAATATAGAAGATTATATAAAGATTTATCCTGTACTTGATGAAGACTTCTGTGCTAAAATACAAGAAGAATTAAAAGAAGCTACATGGCAACAACATGTATTTTATAATGCTGATGGTCAATATGTTACACAAAGTGGTAATCGTGAACTAGATGTATCATGGGCAGAAATACCTTCTAAAGCTGACTTAACTCAAAAGGTATGGGAAACAGTATCTAAGTATATCTTAGAGGACTTTAAGAATCCTTACTTTAATGGTTGGGCTGGTTTTACTAATATTAGATTTAATCGTTATCAACATGATCGTTTAATGGCTTTACATTGTGATCACATTCATGATATGTTTGATGGTCAAAGAAAAGGTATACCTACTTTAACTATCTTAGGAGCTTTGAATAATGATTATGAAGGTGGTGAGTTTTTAATGTTTGATGAAGAAAAAGAGTTTAAGATTAAAGCTGGTGAGATTATGATATTCCCTTCTTTATTTTTATATCCTCACAGAGTAGCACCAATAACTAAAGGTGTTAGAGATACGTTTGTATCATGGGTTTGGTAAGGAGAAACTATGAGTAAGATATTACTATTAGATATTGAAATGGCACCAAACGTAGCACATGTCTGGGGTATCTGGGATCAAAACATTGGTATTAATCAATTACAAGAATCATCTTATGTTATGTGCTATGCTGCTAAATGGTTAGGTGATAAGAAGATGATGTTTGATTCTGTAAAGAAGTCTGGTGAAAAGAAAATGCTAGAAGGAATTCATAAGCTTCTTGACGAAGCTGATGCTGTTATCCATTACAATGGTAAACGGTTTGACATACCTTCACTTAATAAGGAATTCTTATTACATGGCATGTTTCCTCCAGCACCATTTAAAGAAATAGATCTACTTACTGTAGCTAAAGGTAGGTTTAGATTTGTATCTAATAAGCTAGACTATGTTGCTCAATCACTAGGTTTAGGTAAAAAGACTGAACATAGTGGTCATGAGTTATGGGTACAGTGTATGGCAGGTATCCCTAAAGCATGGAAGATCATGGAAGAATATAACAAGAATGATGTTATTCTTTTAGAAAAGGTTTATGAACGTTTTAAACCATGGATTAAGAACCATCTTAACCGTAATATAGTTGAGGATAATGGTTTATGCTGTCCTACATGCTCATCTAAGAACTTCCAAAGACGTGGCTATAACATGACTGCAGCTGGTAAGTATCAAAGATACCAATGTAGAGCCTGTGGTAACTGGTTTAGAGACAATCAAAATCTTAAAGAAAAAGGCTCTGTGAAGCTTGTCAATGTTTAAAAAGGATGGTATAATATATGTACAAAGGAGAAAATATGACTAATATAAATGATGTATTACAAGAACGAGGTAGTAGATATGGTTCATTTAGTAACCATGCTCGTATATGCCAAACATTAAAAGCTGTTATTAATACAAATTTAATTTCAATAAATAAAAACTTAGCACCAGATCAACAACAAGCATTAGATGTTATTTGTGATAAAATAGCTAGAATGATTAATGGTGATCCTGATTATTTAGATAACTGGGTTGATATAGCTGGATATGCTAAGCTTGTAGCAGATCGTTTAGAATCAGATTCTAAAGTGATAAAAATTAAAAAGAAAGCATAACATGACTTTAACGCTCCAAGAAATCAAAGAAAAACTAGCAGAAGAGTATGATGAGATTACTCTTCTAGAAGTTTTAAACATTAACTCTTATGATTTAGTAGACGCTTTCTTCGAGCGTATAGAAGAACGTTATGATTACTTTAACAAACAATTATCAATGAACGGGGATATAGACTAATGCAATTGACAGATTATCAACGTTTTATTCATGCAAGCCGATATGCTAGATGGCTACCTGATGAGAACAGAAGAGAGACTTGGAAAGAAACTGTAGACAGATACACTGGATTCTTTAAGAATAGATTCCCAGATACATTCCCTGCAGATGATGTAAATAAATCTATACATAACTTAGATGTTATGCCTAGTATGCGCTGTCTTATGACAGCAGGACCAGCTTTAGAACGTGATGAGATTGCAGGTTATAACTGTAGCTTTGTAGCTATTGACTCACCTAAAGCTTTTGATGAAGTGATGTATATTTTAATGTGTGGAACTGGTGTAGGCTTTAGTGTTGAACGTCAGTTTACTAATAACTTACCTAGTATAGCAGAGGAATTCCATGAAACTGATACAACAATTAGAGTCAAAGATTCAAGAATTGGATGGGCAAGTGCATACCGTGAACTTATTAGCCGCTTATATTCAGGACGATTGCCTAAATGGGATACTTCAGGAATCAGACAAGCAGGAGCTAGGCTCAAAACTTTTGGAGGTAGAGCTTCTGGCCCAAAGCCTCTCGAGGACTTGTTTACGTTTACGGTCCATACTTTTAAAAAAGCAGCAGGGAGAAAGCTTAATAGCTTAGAATGCCATGATCTCGTATGTAAAGTTGCTGATATTGTTATTGTTGGCGGTGTGCGTAGGTCTGCTCTTATCAGCTTGTCAAACCTCACCGACGATAGAATGCGAAACGCAAAGAACGGAGCCTGGTGGGAGTCTGATGTGCAACGTGCTCTTGCCAATAACTCTGTCGCCTACACAGAAAAACCAGACGTAGGTATTTTCTTAAAGGAGTGGGGAACATTATATGACTCGAAAAGTGGTGAACGAGGAATATTTAATAGAGTTGCAGCTACAAAGAAAGCACTCTCTAACGGAAGACGAGATGCTGAAGGCTTTGAGTATGGTACAAACCCTTGCGGAGAAATTATCCTGCGATCTAAAGGGCTTTGTAATCTCAGTGAAGTTGTCATCCGAGAGGGCGATACCCTTGCTGACCTTAAAGAAAAAGTCAGGGTCGCAACAATTATCGGGACATTTCAATCCACCCTTACAAACTTTAGATACTTAAGAAGTGATTGGAAACGTAATCAGGAAGAAGAACGTTTACTTGGTGTAAGTATGACAGGTATCATGGATCATCCTATACTTAGTAAACCTACTGAAGAGTGTATTAACTGGTTAAAGGAGTTACGTGAATATGCTATCGAGACTAACAAAGTATGGGCTGACAAGCTTGGTATTCCTCAATCTGCTGCTATTACTACTGTTAAACCTAGTGGTACTGTTTCCCAATTGGTGGGTTGCTCTAGCGGTATACATCCTGCTTATAGTCAGTATTATATTAGAACCGTACGTATGGATAATAAAGACCCGCTCACATTGTTCTTCAAGTCAGCAGGAGTCCCCAACGAACCAGATGTAACTAAACCTAGTGACATTACTGTATTTAGTTTCCCACAAAAAGGAACTGAGTCTGGTGTTACTCGTAATGAAACAAATGCAATTGAACAGTTAAAACTATATAGTGTATATCAAAAGAATTGGACAGAACACAATCCTTCTATTACTGTATACTATAAAGATGATGAATTCTTGAACATTGGAGCTTGGATTTATAACAACTTCAGTGATGTTTCAGGTGTGTCTCTCTTACCACACTCAGATCACGTGTATAAGCAGGCACCATATCAAGAAATAACAAAAGAGGAGTATGATTCTTTTGTAGCAAGTTTCCCTTCAATCGATTGGGGTAACTTGAAAGAGGAAGAAGATACAACAACAGGCACTCAAGAACTTAGCTGTGCTGCGGGTGTCTGTGAAGTTGTAGGAGTACAAACATGATTACCTTTCATTTAATACAAGGCTGTACCTTTGGACTAGAGTTAGTGGACGGCCAAGCAGTAGATAAAGACAATCATGATTGGTTTCTTGTAGTAGATTTGTTTTTAGTTAGGGCAATAGTTAATTTTTAAAGGAGATAGAATGCAATACACAACAGTGCAAATTAATAAAGTTGATAATGGTTTTTTGGTAACAACAACCAAAGTAGTATTTGGTGAACAAAGACCTGAACAGAACAATTTGGTCTTTAAGACTTTTGACGAAGTAATTGATTTCTTAAAACCTAAGTCAGCAAACTAAAATAATAAAGCCCCTTAATAGGGGCTTTTTTATTACAAGTAAGTTCCAAATTTGGTAGCTTATTACATGTTGGTGTGAAAACTACAAAAATCCCAACTTACTACATCCTTTGAAGGTAGTTTAACAAACTTACTTATTCATTACATACATTGTAACTTCGAAACCAAATCTCATTTCTGTTGCTGCTGGTTTTGTCCACATAGTATATTCTCCTTATAAAAGTTTAAGTAAAGTTTTCACTCTACACTAATATTATACCATAATGAATGAAAACAATCCTCAGTAAAACCATTAAACTAGCTTACTTTATTTACAGTAACAACAGCAGAGGGTATTGCAGGCATTGTAAACGGACTTGTAGAAGCAGCATAAGCTTCTAAATATACACCTTGTTGAGCAGGTGATATAATTCTAGATTGACTTGTAGCCCATACTAATTCTATATAATCTCCTGAAGTAATACTTACAAAAAAGTTAGCTACAGCAATAAGATATCCATCAGATGAACCATGAGAAGAGGGTACATCATATTTACTTCCTGTACCTATAAGATCAGTACCATTCTTTCTTAACCATACAAATGCATTATGTGCTTGTGAATCTGTATTTACAAACTGTAAACTAAACTGAACATTATATGTACCAGTTTGATTAATAGTAATTTGATTAGAAGATAATGATGTAGAACTTGAGGCATCAGTACTATTTAAAGCTGTAACAGTTGCTGTATTACTTGTTGTTAATTGATCAGCAGTATTACTAAAAGCTCCATAAGCAGGACTTACTAAAGAAGCTACAGTAGTGTATTGTGCTTGAGATAAATGATAATATTGTGATGCAATACCACCCTGAATATTCTGTAGAGCATTATGCTGTCTAGTTTGAATATCAAGTAAATTAGATCCTGTAAAGTCAATAGAACTCCAAGCAATAGAAGCTTGTTGTACTAATACTTGAGATACTTTATAGAACCAGTCACGCCATACAAATATGTCTGTAATTGGGTTGTTAGGTATTGGAGGTAATTGGACTGCCATTAATCTTCCTGTTCAGTTTCCCACTTCATTGTTCTACGAGCACCAGCTTTTTCTTTCCTACCAACCATCTTCTCACGTTTCATAACAGTTTCACTAGTAGGTGATTCTACATCAATCTGACGAGCTAACCAGTTCTTAAAGCCTTCTCCTTCTTCTTTACCAGCTTTAAATGCTTGGCTAACCATAGGCATTTGAGTTAATGTATAGTCAGTAATGTCACCCCAGATCTTAGCAGCACTATCCTCAGGGTTATAAATAGGTTGACCATTATAAAGTTTACGATCAAAGATTAATTGAGAACCAGCAAGTAAAGCTGGATTAAATGTAAAGAATGATGCTATAACAGCCATAGGATCTTTTTCTAATGTAGCTATACCATGTAATGCATGGAATATATGGTAAGGACCTGCACGTCTTACTGTAGCATCTTCATTACCTGTTAACCATTGAGCAATCATATCTTGTAATGGGTATAGGGCTGCAATAGCTACAGCAATAGCTGCTGCAGTATCCATACCATGTAAGAAATCTTTTAATCCTGCTTGACCTTTACGAAGAGCTGCAATATCTTGTGCTGTATTTTTAAGAGAGTTAACTAAACCATAATGATACCTACTAAATACAGTTACATTAGGGTTTTGTAGAACTTCAGATAAAGCTCTAGAACCCATAACTTTATGAGGTATTCTATAAGAAGGCATATGTCTTTCTACATCTTTAATAGCTTCAGCTCTAGTTAATCCTTCATACATCATCTTTTCGTTGATGAGTTGCATATACATCATATCACGAACAGTCCACATAGCTATATTAGCTTTTTTAGAGATAGCTTCATATAGTTGAATAGGTTTCATAGCCATACGTTTAGCTAAGCTTTGGAACTCTGGAGTTTGTGAAAACTCTCTATTAGCTTTAGCAAACATCTCTTCTGCAAATGCATTGTTTCTTACTCTAGCAGATAGTAAAGATCCACCTAATTTTAAAGTTTCTCTAAATTCAGCATCTTGTGTAATAACAGACTTAAGTGCTGGCATACCTGTCTTAGCAAATCTATAAATACCAGCAGGTGTTACCCAGCCTGTTAGACCACGGGCATTAAATAAGTGCCAACCCTCGTTCATCATGTGAGGTAATGGGTTAAGCATCATGTTTTTAATTAGAGCACCACTTAAATAAGTGAGTGCATTCATATCATTTACTTTAGCAAAGTCTTCTATAATAGATGCAATGTCATCTTTAAAAACATAACCATCAAATTGAGGAACTCTATCTAAATATTTAGGACGTCTATATCCTTCAGGAATAGATTTACCTTCTGATTTAAATGCATTTTCTTTAAACCAATCAGATTCTTTAATATCTTCTAATAAAATTACGTAGTTCTGTTAAACGTTGATAGACAACACCTTGAAAGTCTTTTTCATAGGTAAAAGGAGTATTAAGTTCAATCTCAGGTTCATTAGCTTCTTTTATAAAAGCATTTTTAATTGTTTCACCTGGTCTAAATGCTCCTACTTCACTCATCTTTGCAAAAGGAACAGGTTTACCATTTACCCATTGGTATACAGAACCATCAGAACCTTGTTGTAAAATGATACGTTTACCATTAGGAAGCTCACCTGCAAATACAGAACGAGCCATTGCAGCTCCAGGTTTTTTAGCTATGTTTGGATTAAATCCTCCAAACTCACCACCACTAATTATATTTAAAGCTTTTTCAAATTTATCTCCTTGTTTAGGGATAAAGATACGTGGTACATTTTCACCTGTTACAGTAGATTCTAAATCAGTAGGCATTGTCCAACCTTTTTGTTGGGCATATTTAATTAAACGTTTACGTTCCATTAATTCTTGACCAGCATACTTCTTGAATAAATCTAATTCATTAGGATCAAGTTCAGCTCTACCTTCAGCATAAGCTCTCCATCGTTGTCTCATTGCTGTGTCTACCCCAGCTTTAGTTGCAGCTTCATGTCTTGCTCTAGCAATAATCATATCTCTTTCTCCACTTTTATCTAAAGCAAAGAAAGCATCTGCTAGCCAAGTTTCATTCTCAGCAGCATTCTTAGGTATCTTAGGAACTTCTACATCTGGTTGTGATACATAAGGATCTTCTTTAACAGCATGGTAGGCTTGTCTATTAATATAGTGTTCATAGTCTTTACGAAGTTGTTCTTCTGAGTAAACACCAGTTTGATCATTTTTAAATAGATCACCTTGTGGATCTTGCATAGCTTTCCACTCATCAAAGGATAGACGAGTATGTTCATCTTCATGTTTAAGAATGAACTGTGCATATTCATAGGGAGTCTTAAATGCGTTCTCTTCTAAGCCAGCTTTAACCCATGGCTTATCTTCAAAACGTTTGAGAGCTTCATCCATATCCATAACGATCTCTTTAGAAGAGCCATCTTCGTTACGATAGTGACGAGCTATGACAGGTTTGCCATCTTTTTGTACAGCTTGATTACCTTCAGCATCTACAATCTTACCAATAGTAATAGGTGTACCTGTCTCTGTTGTTTCAGGAACAGCCCATTTAGATGTCCATTCATTAGCACCTACTTCTTCTGTAGACTGACGAGTCTTAGCAAAATCTTCTACTGTTCTATTAAATTTAGGAACAACAGTTTCAAGACCTTTACCTACAACTTCATTTACTTTTTTAGTATATGCAGTAGGTTTAGCAGCTACAGCTGTAAAGCCAGCAGCTTCTGCAATATGTTGTAAATTAAGATCTTCACCAGCTAATTTTTCATTACCAGCTTCAAATAAACCACCAGCAGTACCCATGCCAATATGCTGCATTAAAGGAGTAATTTTCTTACCACCTTCTAATACTATATCTTTTAAAACACCAGGTCTAAATAAAACTAAGTTACCAGATAGCTGACCAGCAAAAGATGATTCAGGATTAGCTTCTATTTCTTTTTGTCTTGTTTGTGGATCATAGCCAATGACTTCTTTCATAGAGTCTGGTAGCTTATCAAAAGCATATTCAACAGCTTTAGCACCACCAATAAATCCACCTACACCACCAACTAATCCACCAATAGCACCACCTATTGGTCCACCTACAGCAGTGCCAGCGGTCGCACCAAGCTCAGCGCCCACAACCATTGCTGGAGTAGCAGCAACACCAACAGCAGCACTACCCCCAGCTGCCTTACTAAAGGAACGAGTTGCACTAATATCACTTTTAGCCCCAGTAGAAACGTCGTTAAGATAGGGATTTGAAGGAGGCCTGGCTAACCCTTTCAGATAAGGATTCTCAGGCTCATTACTAGTTGCTTCTATATCTTTAAGATATGGATTAGACTTAGGAAGAGTATCAAGATCTTTATCGGAGAAGTTCTTGACATACTTTTGAGTTTCAGCTGGAAGATGATCCAACCATTGATCGCCATATTTAGCTACGGCTTTAGATACAGCATCAGGCCCAGCATTGTAGGCTGCAGCTGCTTTATTAGGATCTTTGAAAGTACTTAGTTGTTTATCAAAGTAAGCTTTACCTAGCTTCTTATTATAAGTAGCATCAGTTTTAAATTTGGTCTCATCATATTCAACACCTGCTAGTTTAGCAGCTTCTGGTGCAGTTTTAGGCATGACCTGGGCCGTACCTACAGCACCTGCTGAGGATGTTAATGGTTGACCATATTTATCAAATTGATTATCACCTGATTCTAAACTAACAATCTTATTGAAATAGGAATCAGTAGACGAGGATGAACCTATACCATCTAGGTAAGGATTATTATCCATAGTTACTCCTTATTATTTTTTAGCGCCAGCTTTATTTGGATTTAACTTAATATAATCTTCAAACCTAGCATCTGGATGAAGTTTAGACCAGTTAGCTTTAATCTGTTCTAGAGCTTCAGGATGTTGGTTAATAGCTTGGACAGCTAAATTAATGTCTTGAGGACTTGGTTTAGAAGCTTTATCTTCTTTAACTTGCGTTGTAGTACTTGTAGGTTCTTCTTTGCCACCTGCTCTAGGTACTGGCATTTCTTTAAGCTTAGCTTCATAGCCTTTGATTTCTTCATCAATCTTACCACGTTGTGTAGCAATTGCATTTAAATCCTCCTGTAGGGCAGTAACTTCAGATATACGAGCTTCTTTAGTTAACTTGTTACCATATTTATCTGTTAAAATAGTACCACTTCTTAGACCATTAATTCTAAAGTTAATGTCATCAGCTTTAGCTTCAAGATCATTACGATCCTTATTAGCTGCTGTAAGAATAGTACCAAGCTTACCTTTCATAGCATTGAACTCTCTGAGTTCCATACTCTTATCAAAGCGTACTTGTAGGGCTTCTTGATTACGTGCTTGTTGTTGTAGACGTCTATTACCTAAGTCTTCTCTAATTCTATTAGACTCTGTGGCACGATCATTACGACCTTTTTCTTTAAAGTATTCAAGTTCTAGTTTAAGTTTGTTAGCACCAGAGATAGCAGAGTCAGCATATTGTTGAGCAATAGCTTCTCTATTTTGTGGAGGCACTCTTAATAGACTATCAACAGGAATACCTGCATTGTTTAATTGCATAAGAGCAGTACCCCAAGCAGCATCTTTATCTTGAGGATCTGCATCAAGATATCCTTGAGCAATCTGACCAGTAACTTCAAGAACCTTTTTAGCAGAGTCCATACGACGTTCTTGAGCCATTGTACGAGTATTCTCTAAGTCTTGTGCAACCTTAAGTTGTTTCTGATATTGAAGTAAAAGACCATTTTGTTTAAATAGTTCAGCTGTCTTATAAGCAGCATTAACTTGATCATTAACTTTAATATAATCTTGAGTATCTACTTTAGCTTGTTGAATAGGATTTCTAACTACTTGAGTTTCAGTAGTAGCTTCACCTGTTTTACCTGGATAAGCTTCCATAGTAACAGGTTTAGTTTCATCAATAGTAGGTTCTTTAGCACGAGCTTCTGTAGCAGCACCAGTCATAAATGAAGGCATAGGTGTACCTTCAGCAGACTTAGTACCTTGTAGTGACATAGCACCTTCAGGCATTACTGCAGGACGACCATCAAATCCTGTACCAGTAGTATAACCACCAAGCATAGGAGGAGGCATTTGACTTGTTTTAGATTTAGCTAAATCATCAAGAGCTTGCTTTTTAATAATGTCTTTAGCAGTCTTAAGCTCATCTAATTGAATCTGTGCTTCTTCAGTTTTAAGAACATCCATCTTGTCCCTAGCCATTTTAGCTTCAACTTCGCCAAAACTAGGAATACCATGATACATTGGAATACCAGCCATATTTTATCCTTTATCCAAAAAAGCTACCAATTGATGTACCAAGGCCAATAACACCTTGTAACAATTGTTCTTGTCTATTTTTCTCTGCTAGAGACTGATCATAAGCAGCAGTTCTATAAGCACCAGCTCCAGCTGCAGGAGATTGATTTGCACCTGATAGAGTTGCTAATTGATTATAATAGTTATTAAACCAATTCTGTGCAGTCTCAGCACCATATTTCTGTAGTGATGCTAATGTATTACCTGATTGTAAACCACCTAAAGCTGCTCTACTTCTTGTAAGAGCTTTAGCTCCTTCTTCTTGAGCAAACTTATAACCAGGCATACCATATACTTTATTAGGATTCTTCATTAGATCTGCTAAGTCTTGAGCTGCAGATTCTCTAAATGGAGAATAAGGATCAGTCTTTAATTGAGCTACATCAGGAGAAATACCACGACTTGCTGTTAAAGCATTGTAAATACTATAACCTGACCTAGCAACGTTAGCTACATCTTTAAGAGTTCCAAAGATACCTTGTGATGCAGGAATACCACCTACTTCACCAGCAGCTAAAGAGCTTGCAATAGATGAAGGAACATATCCTAAAGCTTCAGCAGCAGTACTAGCTAGTCCACCTAATGCTAATCCACCAGAAGCAGCACTACCTAGAATACCAGCACCTGCTCCAGTAGCAGCAGCATATCCAGCTAAAGCTGCAGGGGTAGCACCAGCTGCTCCCATAAGTGTAGGTCCAATAAGACCCATACCTAAAGCATCAACACCTGCACCAGCGGCAGCTGCTCCAGCACCTAGTCCTCCTAAACCAAAACCAGCAGGTCCTAAGGCTAAACCAGCAGCAAGACCTAAAGGTCCTACTGAACTAACAACATCGCCAACGGCACCGACTACATCACCTACTGCATCAGCAACTCCGCCTACGATGTCTCCAATAAAACTAGCCATTTTTTAGACTCCTAATATATGTGATATCCATTCTTCTAAATCCTTTTTTAGTATAAAATCTCTCTAATTGATCAACCTTCATAGTCGTTGTAGATGAAACCATAACTTCATCTGCATCAACTTTCTTAGCCCATTCTTCTACTATATTAAAGAGTTTTATACTGTCTTTACTATTTCGATACTCTGGATCTACCCACCAAAAAATCTCTTGTACTCTAATTTTAGAATTATAAA